CTATTTGGACCTACGCCCACTGGCCGGAAACAACCCTCTGATCACCCCAAGAAACGCCGCAAACAAATTGATTGAAGTCGCCGTAGTGATGGCTATCAATACATTGTCCGAGAACGGCGCTTTACCCGAGTAATACGTCGACCAGCCATTCCACACCAGCAGAACCGCCCAGAAGATCACCCCGCAGGCGGCAAACCAAAACGCACGCCCTGCATACTTCTTGCGCAGTTGCCGTTCGGCTTTCTGGTCTTTGAGGTTTTGGCTTCTTTCATCGTCGGTACCTATGGCTTGCTCGCCACCGGCCTGGGAGTCCTGGTCAGGCCCTGCCACGGGGGGCAGGGTGAGTTCCAGGTTGTCGAGTTCTTCACTCACGGATGCGGCTCTTTGGGTGAATGAGTGCTGCCATGTCTTCCCAGTCGATGGCGGAGCCGTCGGCGCCCTTGAGGGCCCAGGCTGTGCCGTCCTCGTGGGACAGGTTGGACAGTTGGGTACCGGACCATTTGCCGTATTTGTTAATGATCCGGTCAATCAAACGATGGGTATAGGTATCGCTCTCCGGAACCCTCGGTGTAACGAAGACAATGTCTTCGGCGTCGGGCTTCAGGTTGCTGAGCAGCGAGGTCACCGGGCGATTACCGTAGGATTTCAGCTCATGGTAAAGCGACGGAATGACCGGGCCATATTGCCAGCGGGCGAAGTGGTCATCCATCAGGGGCTGGTCTCGCTCGCGCAAATGCCAGGACTGTGTATAGAACAGCAGTTTCTGCAGCTTCATCGGGGTCAGGCCCGAAACCTTGCCTTCCTTCGCGCGTTCAATGAAGGCGTTAGCAACAGCTAGCGCTGAATAAGCCATGAGCACCTCCGTCGTTGCTGGCTAGGTGATTGACGAGTTTTATACATAGCCCCTGAATTGTCGATAAGCAAGGGAGGCTGTTCATTTGCCGCGTCTTACCTCAGGCGCTCGCAATAATAGTGAGTATTTAACTGTCTGGATATACAGTATTTTGTTTCAGGCTAAACACAATTGGATGTTTAATGCATAAATATGCAAATTAGCATTTGCCAACCTTAAAAACTCCCGTCACTATCCGCGTTATGCAAAAACGCAATGTTTCTATCGTCTTAAGAGAGCTGCTGGATCGCGACCGGATCTCCCCCACGGAGCTTCATCGGCGCACCGGCGTGCCTCAATCCACACTGTCCCGGATCCTCAGCGGCAAGATCGTTGATCCGTCGGATAAACACATCTCCCGTATCGCCGAGTATTTTCGCGTGAGCACCGACCAACTGCGCGGGCGCGCTGCGGTGGGAGCCTTGCGCGATGACGGGCGCGACCCGATGCATTCGGAACTCAAGGACATAAGCCTGTGGGACGACGACACCCCCGTCAATGATGACGAGGTGTCGATCCCCTTTCTGCGCGAGGTTGAATTGGCTGCTGGATCAGGAAGATTCGTCATCGAGGAAAGCGAGAAGGCCAGCCTGCGGTTCGGCAAGCGCAGTCTGCGGCATAACGGCGTGCAGTTCGACCAGGCCAAGTGCGTGACGGTACGCGGCAACAGCATGTTGCCGGTACTGCGCGACGGCGCCACGGTTGGCGTGAACGCCGGTAAAAGCGGCATTGGCGATATCGTCGATGGTGATCTGTATGCCATCAATCACAACGGCCAGCTGCGAGTTAAACAGCTCTACCGCCTGCCTTCCGGGATTCGCCTGCGCAGCTTCAACCGTGATGAGCATCCGGATGAGGACTACAGCTTCCAGGATATACAGGATGAGCAGATCAGCATCCTCGGTCATGTTTTCTGGTGGGGCATGTACGCCCGCTAACCCCCTCGCGTAAGACGAAACCCGCCCATGAGCGGGTTTTTTTTACGGCCCGAAAAAACCGGCAAACCCCATGCTGGCAAGGCCTCAAATGCATTTGTGCATTTCCATAGCAAAAATAAATGCATTTATGCATTGACTGTATATGCATACATGCATATTCTCCATCTCAAGCCAGCCAACAAGGCCTGGTGGAGGTGGCAAGGATGCTGCCAAGGAAGACAAGGAAGGCACGCAACATCGGCAAGGACGCCATCGAAGCGATGGCAGGGATGCCAGGCAATACCGGCAAGGATGCCGACGCTCTTTAGTTTCAACGCTTCAAAAACAGGCAGCGATGAACCGGCCTTGACGGTTCAGAGGGTTGGCAACTGACCCGGGTGTGCAGCGTAAAGCACCAGAAGCAGTTATCCGGCAGACAGGGATCGTGGTCGGAAAAACATCGAGGAAAGGACCGTACCGCGCCAGTAGCGCCGAAAGTCCGAGGACAGCATTACTGAAAAGCCCGGGCAACCGGGCTTTTTGGAATGCCTACCTATCGAAGCATCTGTAAATGAAATATGGATTATTAAATGCTCAGCCAGGAGGCGTGACATGACAAATGAACAGCAAGCGTTAGCGGAAATGCCTATCTGGCTGGTCATCGTATTGGCCGTGATCGGCGGCGTATCCGGCGAGATGTGGCGCGCCGATAAGGAAGGGGCTCGCGGTTGGTCGCTGATCCGACGCCTGGCCCTGCGTTCCGGGGCGTGCATGGTCTGCGGGGTTTCGGCTCTGATGCTGTGCTACGCAGCGGGGATGTCGATCTGGACCGCCGGCGCCATTGGTTGCCTGACCGCCATGGCCGGTGCCGACGTGGCTATCGGCCTTTATGAGCGGTGGGCGGCCAAGCGCATCGGGATCAACCAAGGCTCCCGCCAGGACCCGCAGTAATCGTTGCAAGGACGCTACATAAAATGACGCTTATCGAAAAGCCATCCCAACTGCCCCAGGCCGTGGGCGCTGCGCTGCATGCAGCCTTCCCGGACCTCAAGGTCGGCAGTCATCAGGACTTCCAGGGCGACACTGAAAAAAACGGTGTGCAGGTCACAGTCGAAGGCAATGGCCCGGGCATTCGCTCTCGCGAAGGGCGCAAGGCTCACGTGCTGAGCATTTCACTCAGGGCCATGGTCGCCCCCGGGGCATTGCCGTTCGATGCCTGCGACCTGGCCAGCCAACTCATGGACCTTGTGCTGGACAACCGTTGGGACCTGCCCCAGGCACAGTGCGATTTGCCCGCAAATATCGTCGCCGCTCCGGCTGTGCGCAGCACCCTTGATGCGGACTACGACACCTGGACGGTTTCCTTCACTCAAACCCTCTATCTGGGGCCGCCGTTACTTGAAGATCCTACAGGCCAGCCGCTGTTTGCCTGCACCTGGGACGTCTCCAACATCGACGACCCGGCCCAATACAAACCACTGGCGGAGTAGCCCATGTTCGACGCGCTGTTACGCATGCAATTGGGACCGATCGTCGAACGCCTGGCAGAGATGGAGACCCAACTCGAAGACCTTTACCGCCGCGCTGAAAGCTTCTGCCGGATTGGCATTTGCCAGCAGGTCGATGCGGCCAGCAACACCTGCAAGGTCAGCCACGGTGATTTGCTGACCCCGGCGATCCGCTTTTTCAACCCCAGCGCCGGTGCGCAAACGGAAACCCGCATTCCAACGGTGGGCGAGCAATGCCTATTGCTTAACTACGGTGGTGGGGAGGGCGGCGTGCAGTCAGTGGCGCTGTTCGGCCTCAACAGTGATCGCTTTCCGCCGGTCTCCAGCGTCGCGACGCTGACCAGGCGTCGCCATCAAGACGGCACCCAAAGCGACTACGACGACGCCAGCCATACCTTCAACTGGGTCAACGGCCCAACCGCCGTCAGCGGCTCCCGTGAACAGGTCGACATTAACGTCGGCGCCGCCAGCCTGACCATGAATGCCCAGAGCATCACTTTGCAAATCGGCGGCACCAGCCTGTTGCTGGATGCTGGCGGAGCTCACTTCAGCGGCCCGGTAGTGGACCATCAAGGACGCGTCATCAGCCCGCGATAAGGACATCCCATGCTCGGAATCGAGAGGAACACCGGGGCAGCCGTCGATGACTGGCTGCAATTTGTGCAGCGCGCCACCCGAGCGCTGACCACCCCCGTGGGCACCCGGCAAAAGCGTCCGTTGTATGGCTCGCTGATCCCGCAGTTGCTCGGGCAAAACCTCGGCGACGACCTGCTGATTCTCGCCCAGAGCCATGCCGCCCAGGCGTTCTACAACACCCATAACGGCATCAGCGATTTTGACCCCCAGGTCATCGTCGCCACTCGCCAAGGCGCCGGCCTGTTGCTGCGGTTTGCCGGCACCTGGAAAAACCGCCAACAATCCTTCGAGGTCGTGACATGAGCATGTTGATCCCCGGCCAGAACCAACTGGCGGAACCGACCATTATCAAGGTGGATGAGTTCGAACCGTTGCTCGCCGAGTTCAAGGCGTTTGTCATCGACTACGTTGACAGCCGAGCTCCGCAAAGCGCGGCCAAACTCAAAGTCAGTCTCGACAATGAAAGCGAACTGCTGACCCTGGCCCTGGAAGCGTTTTGCGTGCGTCTGCAAACCCACGAGCGCAAATACAACGCCCGCATCAAGCAGATGCTGGCGTGGTGGGCCACCGGCAGCAACCTGGATGCGCGCCTGGCCGATATGGGCCTGGAGCGCCAAGTGCTCGACCCTGGCGACCCGGCGGCGTTCCCGCCCGTGCCGCCCACCCTGGAAAGCGACGACGACGCTCGCCTGCGTTACTACCTGGCGCCCCATGCTCCGGCGGCCGGCTCGCGGATGCAGTATCGCCGCGAAGTGTTCACCCTTGGCGAGCGCCCGGCGGTGAAAGTGCAAAGCGCGACGCCGGGTGTGGTGACGGTCACCTACACCTTCGATCCAGATGGTTACGCAGCCCAGGTCAAGGACGGCAACGCCCGACGCACCGCACCGGGTGAAGTTATGGTCACTGTGCTTTCTCGCGAGGGCGACGGCACGCCGTCTGCGGACTTGCTTGACGGTGTGCGTCGACATTTCGCACGGCCGGATGTACGGCCCGAAACCGACCTGGTCAGCGTCCAAGGCGCGCAGATTCAACCCTACAAAATTCGCGTGGTGGCCAAGATCAACGCCGGCCCGGACTCGGGGCTGACCCAAGTGGCCGCGCAGAAACTGCTGCAAGACTACGCTGAGTCCTGCCACCGCCTGGAAGGACGGGTGGACCCCAGCTGGATCGATTACGCCATCCACAGTGCCGGAGCGGCCCAGCTGCAAATTCTTGAACCGCTGGCGCCCATCGTCAGCACCGCGTTCCAGGCCCCGTATTGCACGGGCGTCGAGGTGGAGGTGCGCACGCTATGAGTGAATCTAAAGCGAGTTTGCTACCGGCCAACAGTTCACCGCTGGAAAAGGCGCTGGACCTGGGTTTCGGCACATTGCTCGAGCGCGTCACACCGCCGTTTCCAGCGTTGATGAACCCGCTGCAAACCCCCAGCGAATTCCTGCCTTACCTGGCCGCCGACCGCGGCGTCAGTGAATGGGATGCCGAGGCCAGCGAGGCGGAAAAGCGCCTGACCGTGGCCTTGTCCTGGCAAATCCAGCGCCAGGCCGGCACGCCCAAGGCACTCAGTCATGCGGTGGAGTCATTGGGCTTCACTCCCAACATCAGCGCCTGGTATCAGCAGCGCCCCTTGGGTGTGCCTTACACCTTCGACGTACAGGCGATCATCGGGCGCAGCTGGTCCAGCGGCGACCACAACCGGCTGATCCGGCGTATCAACGCAGCGAAAAGTGAGCGCGACCAGGCGACGATCACCATCGTGCATGAAACCGAAGGTCAGCTTGCATTCACGCAAGTGCTAGATGCCCCTTTAAGCGACGGCGAGTTTTATCTAAACGGCGCGTTGCCGGAATTGGCGCTGGTTGCTCGGCTTAACAGTGCCGGGGTTGCCCAGCACTACACTATTAACGACTACGACCTCAGGGCGCAGCCATGACAGATGAAATCACGCGCCTGGTGCGCTTCACTTCCAAAGGTTTGGATGAAGTGCTGCAGGCAAAGAACCAGGGCCTCAAAGGCGAAATTACCCATATCGGCGCCGGCACTGGCCGCTATACCCCCGACGGTAGCGAGGTAGCCTTGCGCGATGAGCGCCAACGGGTGGCCATCGTCGATTACGAAGACCTGGGCGCGCGCCAACTCAGGATGGCCGCGCTGTTTGATGGCGACGGTGAATATGAGATTGGCGAGTTCGGTTTTTACCTCGCAAGCGGGACTTTGCTGGCGGTGTATTCCGTGGCGGGGAAGTTGCTGACGTATAAGGCGGCGGCGGCTCGGGTGCTGCAGAAGTTTACGTTGGATGTATCGCCCTTGCCGGCGGATAGCGTGACAGTAGTGGTGGGGACTGAGAATCTCAATGTCTTACTAACGGAAGAGCTGGCTTCACTCTCGGCAGCGAGCATCGACAATATGACACGGGGTATCGGGGTTCTATTTCGCCTGATGGCGCTGGAGGAGAGAACAGTTTAACCGCCTCTTTCAAATGACCCTGAGGACGGAATACGTTGGCTTGATTGAAAGCCGTTAAGGGATGACCAGTAAAACAAGGAGCTCAAACATTGAGTACTGAACAGCAATTGGCCGCCGTTGTCAGCGCGGCAAACAACTTGACGAATACTGTGGCGGGTAAGGTAGGGGAAATTGACAAAGCCCTTGCAGATGCCCAGAGGAAGTATGAAGACCAGCTTTTGAGTTTGAGTCGCCATATACCCAGAGTGGCGATGACAAAAAACTTTCATATGGCTCCCGATGCGACGGGCAACCTGATTGACGGCTGGTATGTTCATACCCAAGTCACGGCGACAAAAACACGAACGATTACTCAGGTAGCTCAGTCGGCGGGACGCCCTCAGGCAGACGTCGATTTTATGCGCCAGGTTCAGGCAGATGTGCGTGAGCAGTTTCCTGATTTCGATATTAGTTCAGCCGAGTATTGGCGAAACCCGATTCATGTCTGGCAGATGAAATGGTCGGAGGACAATGTCAGTCCGTGGCTTGCGTTCCCTTGTGCGGTCGATATGGAACGATTGAGCGGAACAACACCTGTGCCTCTCAACACCCATATGACGATAGCTGCTTTTGTTCGGGTGGTAGAGGGTTCTGTCGATGGCACATGGACTACCGGCAACAAAAAGGGTAAATGGCGCTGGTGCGCTGTGCCTGTACCACCGACAGGGTTCTTTTCTCACTATATGCATATTCACCCTATGCGTACTTCTAATAGTGGACTAGTTGAAGTCATGCTTGGCGGTGCCTGTACAGGTGTCGTCACTCACCCATCCGATTGGGGAACTATGTTGGCTCTGGGTTAAGGAAAATACTGATGAAACCTGAATTTACACTTGCTGAGATTCACCCGCTGATTAAATGGACACTGATTCGTAAAGCTCGTGATGCTGACTTGGCGGCCAGTGATTATGCTGCCATGCCTGACTATCCAATGCTCGATAAGGATCGTCCTGTATTTATGGCCTACCGTCAGGGCTTGCGAGATATTCCCGATCAAGGCAGCGATCCTGATGCAGTTGTATGGCCCCCTAAACCTGGTTTTCTGAAATAACCCACCGCGAAAGCGGTTTTTTTTCGCCTCCCCCAAGCCCCTCCCCGCAGGGGCTTTGGCATTTTCCACCCGGAGATTTCCACCCATGCCCACCCGCCAAACCTACACCGTCCTCATCCCATTCCCCATCGGCAACGGCCATTGGTCCACCGCTGGCGAGGAATTGGAACTGCTCGACGTCGAAGCATCCGCCCTGCGCACCGCTGGCCGCCTGGAACTGACCAGCGTCCTCAACTCCACCCCCAAGAAGGCTGAATAACCATGGCAGAAGTCCTGAACTTCGAGCACAACGGCATCACTGTGAATGCCACTGAATCCCCCGAGGCCATGGGTGGCCTTGGCGATAACGTGATCGGCCTGGTCGGCACTGCCCCCAACGCCCACGCATCGATCCCGAAAAACGCCCCGTTCCGTATCAACAGCTTCACCACCCAGGCGCTGCTGGACCCCACCGGCACCGAGTCGGGCACCTTGTTCCAGGCGGTGTATCAGATCCTCAAAGTGGTCAAGGTGCCGGTCTATGTGGTCATCGTCGAAGAAGGCGCCACCCCGGCCGATACGATCAACAATGTGATCGGCGGCAACGACCCGGTCACCGGTCGCAAGCTGGGCCTGGCGGCCCTGAGCAGCGTGCCTGAAGACCTGACCATCATCGGCGCTCCAGGCTTTACCGGCACCAAGGCCGTGGCCGGTGAGTTTGCCTCCTTCGGCAAGCGTATCAAGGCGCGTGTGGTACTGGATGGCAAGGACGCTTCGGTGGCCGATCAAGTGACCTACAGCGGCGAGCTGGGCGGTGCCGACCTCGGTTTCGACCGTTGCCTGCTGGTGCACAACATGCCGTCGGTGTACTCCAAGGCCGCGAAGAAAAACGTATTCCTGTCGCCATCCTCGTTGGCCATCGCCGCACTGGCCAAGGTCAAACAGTGGGAAAGCCCGGGCAACCAGGTGACCTTCGCCGAAGACGTTTCCCGCGTGGTCGAGTACAACATCCTCGATACCTCCACCGAAGGGGACCTGCTCAACCGCTACGGCGTGAGCTACTACGCCCGCACCATCCTCGGCGGTTTCTCGCTGCTGGGTAACCGCTCCATCACCGGCAAGTTCATCAGCTACGTCGGCCTGGAAGATGCTATCAGCCGCAAGCTGGTCAAGGCCGGCCAGAAAGCCATGGCCAAGAACCTCACCAAGTCCTTCATGGACCAGGAGGTCAAGCGCATCAACGACTGGCTGCAAACCCTGGTGGCCGACGAGACCATCCCTGGCGGCAGCGTATACCTGCACCCGGAATTGAACAGCGTCGAGAAGTACAAGAACGGCACCTGGTTCATCGTTATCGACTACGGCCGCTACGCGCCGAACGAACACATGGTTTATCAACTCAACGCCCGCGATGAAATCATCGAGCAGTTCCTGGAGGACGTTCTCTAATGTTTACCAACCGAGTCAGACAGGCCATTGCGGCCACCCTTCAAGGCCTGCCGTTGTCCGCAACCGTGGAAGAGTTCACCCCGCCGAAGATCGAGTTCGACATGGAGCCCATGTCCGGCGGTCGCTTTATCGCCGAGGAAATGGCCAAGAGCGGCAAGGTGCTCAATGCCAAGCTGGTGCTGCAAGGTGCCGGTCCGGAAATCATGCTGGCCCTGGGCGTGCGCATGGGCGACGACATCCTGCTGAACGTGCGTGAAGCCGGCCAGGACCAGGACGGGAAGACCTACTTCACCTACCACACCGTCGGCGGCAAGCTCAAATCCCTGGAGGAGGCGAAGCTGAAAATGGGCGACAAGGCTACCACCACGCTGGAACTGTCCTGCCGTACCTACAACCGTCTGGAAAATGGCGTTTCGGTGATCGACATCGACGTGCGCACCCAGAAGTTCGTGCTCAACGGCGTCGACATTCTGGGCGATGCGCGCCGCGCCGTGCTGATGCCGTAAGGATAACTGCAATCGAAGCGGGCACGGTCAATGTGGGAGCCGGGCTTGCCCGCGATGCAGGCGACTCGGTGCGTCTGGAGCACCGAGTTGATGCTATCGCAGGCAAGCCAGCTCCCACAGAGACCGCGCTCAGATTGGGATTCCCGTGCTTTTCAATACCGTTCTACAAGGAATTGCCCCATGGCCTGGATGCCACCGTTGCACATCCTGCTGGCTCCGATCACCGCCGACACCGGCGCGACGATCCAGCAGGTTCAGCTAAAACCGTTGTTCTACGCCGCGCAAAAAGACGCGCTGGCCCGGGCCGGTGATGACGAGGACGATCAGTTTTTCGAACTGGCGAAACTCGCCACTGGCCTGTCGGAAAAAGAGCTCGACCAGCTCAAGCGCCCTGACTACGTGAGCATTGCCCAGTACGTACACGAGATGTCGACGCGCCCGACGTCGTTCTTCCTGAATGCGGATGAAGCGACACCCCACGACCAACCCGTCCAGTTGCTATTGCCCCTGAACGCAGCCGGCCGAACCCTGACCGAACTGCCCCTGGAAATGCCTGCCCTGCGCGCCACCAAGGTGATGAAAAAACTCGCCACCAACAAAGAGCGCGCCGAGTTCATCACCGCCCATTGCACCGGCCTGATGATCCCTGACCTGGCCGGCTTGACCGTGCCCGACTGGACGGAACTGCAGGAGCGTATCGACGATTTTTTAAATCAACCGGCGGACTTCTTTCGCAGCGCGACATCGAAGTAATCCTCGATGTGGTGCCGCTGATCTACTCGGTCAATGAGGCGGAGATCCTCGACTGGGACGCCGGAAAAGCATTGCGCCGCTACGACATAGCGATCACTCGCCTTGGCGTTAAACAGGAGTAAGCGGGATGCAAGAAACTCAATTTGGGACCAGGCTCGTCCAGGAGGACAAGCGTTGGCTGCTTGGCGATGCGGACCTGGGCAATGTGCTGGCGCCGTTTTCCGCAGACCTCGCCGCGCCTGTCAGCCTTGAATCGGTACCACAGTCGGCGCCGTTATTGTTGCCGCAGCCGCAGCCGCAGCCGCAGCCGCAGCCGCAACCGCAACCGCAACTCCAACCCCAGCCGCAACCACTGCCGGAGCTGACCTCGGCGCTGATCACCGTCAGTGTGGACATCAACGCTCTGGCCCAAGAGCAAATTCGGTTGCGCGAATCGCTGGAAACGCTCACCAGCACGCTGTTCATTAGCGCCAATTCGCTGGCAACCAAGACGGCAGAGGTCCGCGCGGGAGTCGCAGAAAGCAAGCAGGACAAGCCTGCGTCTGCTATCCCGTCCTGGGGGGAAAAAAGTGTTGAACTGGCCACGGATGCCGTCAAGTTCGTCGGCAAGGAAGTGTTCACCGGTTTGTGGGATAAAGCCAAAGACCGTCTTTCAGGCAAGGCGATTGATGCGGTGGCTGCCAGGTATCCGAAGGGTGCCAAGTGGCTCAAGGACGATAACGGCAAGGGCGCTGAAAAAGGCAAGGACTGTTGCTGCACCGGAGCACTGCCTGCGCAGATTCGCGGCCCGCTTGATAGCGCTGCCGCACAGTTGCCAGAGAGTGTCGGTGAGACCGCCAGGAAAGAAGAGAAGGCACGGCCCAAAGATAATCCCAGGAGGCCGCGCGGCAAGCGTAACAAGGCCCGTCAAATAAAATCGCGCGAGGTCAAAATCCCAGAGGTCAGAAGGCGGACGGATCTCAAATCGCAGCCTACTGTCACGCCAGCCCCTGCTGCGCCGCCAGTCAATATCATGGGCCAGCCGCAGCTAGCGTTCGACAGCAAACGGGTGAGCGAGACTACACGCAGTATTTCCGGCAACTCATTGACCTCTTACGCAGCCGCTTCGGCAGACCGAGTCGCAGCACAGGGTGGGCCCAAGGGTTTGGCCCCTGGACTGTCGGGGACGCTCGCAAAGCTTGAATCGTCCGCCGTACGCCGCCTTGGCCCGCTGAAGTATGTCGACACCGCCGTGGATGTGATCCAGGGCGTACGCAATGGCGACGCCAAGGCCGTCGGTGCTGGCCTTAGCACTGCTGGCGGCGCCTGGGCGGGAGCATCCGCCGGCGCCGCGCTCGGCACGCTGGTTTTCCCTGGCATTGGCACCGCAGTCGGTGGCGCCATCGGTGGCTTGCTCGGCAGCGAAGCCGGCAGTTGGCTTGGGGACAAGTTGTTCGGTTCAGGCGATCGTCTACCTGCGCCGAACGCGCTGAGTAAAGAGCTCAACAGCGCGCGAACGGACAACGTCCAGGTCACGCTCTCACCGAGCATCCAGATCACCGGCGTTAATCCGGCGGACGCCCAGCAAGTGGTCAATCAGGTGATCCAGGCCCTGCAGTTTCAATGCGTGCCGATGGTCACCGATTCCCTGGGCATCCGGCGCAACGCGGCACTGGCCGATCCTTCAGGAGGTGATTGATGCGACAACAAATGGTGCTGGGCGACTTTATTTTTGGCTTATCCCGAGGGTTCGCCTATTCCACACTGGCCCGCAACAGCGACGGCGGCTGGAGTGACCTGGCGATTATTGCCAGCAAGCCGCAGTCGCGTCAGAGCGGCCAGAAGCTGGAAAAACTCACCTTCAGCGGCACGGCCATGTACGCCGTTGGCATGCAGCGCCTGGACGAATTGCGCGCTCTGCAAAATGCGCGGGCGCCGTTGCCGCTGGTCGACGGTATCGGCCGTAACTGGGGCCTGTGGCGGATCAATTCGGTGGTGGAAGCCCAAAGCAATGTGATCGATGACGGCACTGCCATGGTCATGACCTGGACCCTTGAGCTGGAGGAGTACGTCAATGCGTAGAGTGCGAAGTATTGCCGGTGATTCGGTCAACCTGCTGCTCTACCGCGAACTGGGGCGTTGCGATGACGCGGCGGAAGAAACCCTCTGGCGCTTGAACCCTGAACTGGCTGAATACGGCCCGGTACTGCCGGCAGGCGTATGGGTGGTCGTGCCTGAGATGCAAGCCCGGCCGGCTGCTGTACGGCCCGTTCTGGCCTGGGATTAAGGAGGCTGCATGGCACAGGGATTTACCCCGATCGTAGAGTTCTACGGCGCCAACGCGGCGCTGCTCAATCAACGCCTGATGCACTGGAGCCACACCGACGCCGCGGGTATCCAGACTGACCGCCTGGAACTGACCCTTAATATAGAAGGGTTGGAGGGCTTGCCCAGCCTCAGTGGCAAGATTGGCCTGCGCGTCGGTTACCAGGAAACCGGCTTGGTGGAAAAAGGCGAGTTTGTTGTCACCCAACGCACCCCAGTGTTGTTTCCGATGCGCCTGATGATCGTGGCGACCGCCGCGCCCTTCAGCGAGGCGGATAAAAGCGGCTATCGCCAGCGCCGCTCCGCCAGCCATGGGCCGACTACCTTGGGGGCATTGTTTCGCCAAGTGGTCAGCCGCCATGGTTTTTCACCGCGAGTGGCACCGACACTGGACGGCATTGCGATTGCGCACATCGACCAGTCCAACGAAAGCGACATGGCCTTCATCACCCGCCTGGCCAAACGCTACAACGCTGTCACCAAGCCGTTCAACGAACTCTATGTGCTGGCCGAAGCGGGGCAAGCCAAATCACTCTCCGGCCAGCTATTACCGCAAGTGAAATTGTCGGTGACCGAGGACAACCGTCCCGGTGAGCAGGCCTTTATCACCGCCAAGCTCGACGAAAAATCGCGCTCCAAATACATGGGCAGCCGCGTCAGCTGGTGGGATTCCGGAGCTGGCAAGCAGCGCATGGTCCAGGTCGGGATTGCCCCGTTCAAGACCCTGCGCCAGCGCTGCCAGAACGAAGCCGAAGCCCGCGCCGTGGCCGAAGGCGAACTGCGCCGGGTGGGACGTGAAGGTTTGAAGCTGCAGATCGATTGCCCCGGTAACCCGTTGCTCGCTGCCGAAGGCTTGCTGGTGCTGGATGAAACCTGGCCTTCGTATATGCAGGGGCGCTGGTCGATTACTCAAGTGACCCACGTTGGCGACCCGGCGACGGGGTATCGCAGTTCGATCATGGCCAGTGGATTGGCGTCTTAGGCGCGGGCAGAAGAGGGAGCTTGAGTTCGTGTATCACTGAAAGCTCGAGCTCAAGAAGGAGGGATGCATGGTTCTATCTGAGCAACAGCTGGTTAAAGTACTACCAAACTCCCGCCTTAAAGCGGGAGTTTTCATTTCGGCGTTAAACACGGCGATGTCCCATCACCAAATCACCACACCTGAACGCACTGCGGCATTCCTCGCCCAAATCGGCCACGAATCTGCTCAGTTGCTCTATGTGCGAGAACTGGGTAGCGATCACTACCTGAGCAAATACGACACCGGTACCCTGGCCGCCCGGCTGGGCAACACGCCCGAGGCGGATGGCGATGGCCAGAAGTATCGGGGCAGGGGGCTTATCCAGATCACGGGGCGTCGCAACTACCTGGCCTGCAGCCGAGCGCTGTTCGGCGATGATCGCCTGCTGCTGCAACCGCAATTGCTGGAGCAACCGCAATGGGCTTGCGAATCGGCAGCCTGGTTTTGGCAGAGCAACGGTTTGAATGAACTGGCCGACAGGGACCAATTCACCGCTATCACTCGGCGTATCAACGGCGGTCTCAATGGCCTGGATGAGCGTTTGCGCTTGTGGGCGCGGGCCAAGGCGGTGTTATGCATCTCCTAAGTGCGTTGCGTTTGATCGGCGTGTGTCTGCTCATGGCGTTTGTTTGGCAGGTCCAGGCTTGGCGATATGGTGCGCAGCTTGAGCTGCAATCAAGCACCCATGCTCAAGCGCTGAACCAGCAAAGGCTGGCAGCACAAAACCAACGCCGGGCTCTGGAGCAACAGCTCAACGTCAACGACCACCAACACACCCAGGAGTTGAGCGATGCCCAACGCAACCAAGCTGCTCTGCGTGACCGTCTGGCCACTGCTGATGTGCGGTTGTCAGTCCTTCTCGACGCCGCCGATTCCGCCACTGGCTGTACAGTGCCTGCCTCCACCACCGCCGGCAGCCTGGTTCATGCAGCCCCGCGAGCCCGACTTGACCCGGCGCATGCTCAGCGAATTATCCGCATCACCGACGACGGCGACAGCGCCCTGATCGCCTTGCGCGCTTGCCAGGCCTATGTGCAGGCCGTCGCGCGTTAGCCTCTTGATGCACTCTGTATCTTGCATGGCCGATAGGCTCCTGTAGGGTAGGCGAACCCCCGCCCACTCCTGGAGACGACC